AGCAAAATACTTACCAAGAGTACCTGACATTTCAGATAGAGACTTAAGATTTTGACCAGCTATTTCAGCAGCTCTTTTATAATTACTAGACTCTTGTGCCCAGTAATTGTCCATCCCTTCGTTGATTTGTTTATAACTCTCTTGAAGGGGTGCGACGTAATCTTCCGATCTGATCGGATTAAAACCTATTTGTTCACTCATTAAAAGACCTCGGCTTGTGACCAATCAGTAAACCCATTATCTAATGTTGGTATTGGGTTATATATATAATCTGGTGCCATATCTCCCATATTTTCTAAACCAGTACTTTGTTCCATTCCACCAGCAAACGATGCGGCAGCTCCTAAGAAACCTTGTAATATTGGCATAGTTGTATTCTCCATTTGTGGAGGATTTGGAGGAACGGTTGCCACAGGTGTGAACATAACACTTCCAAAGAGTTGGTTTCTCTGACTCTTCTGTTGATTTCTAATAGCTTCAACTTGTGTTTGATAAGCTTCTCCTGATCTAGTTAGTTTGAAAGCTAGTTCAGCTTGTTGTTGTCCAAATGCTGCAAAGTCCATAGTCTGTAATCTTGCGACTCCTCGACCAGTAGCTCCACTAGCTATTCGTTTTCCTAATTTTTGATTGACATATTGTTTGAACTTTTCTTGACTTGCAGCAAGTGCTTTTGACTGCTGCGCGCCTAATGCAGCTTGTGCTTGGGCGTACCCTCGGTTAGCTGCTAGGTCATTTTCATTTAAATCTGTGGTGTACTTATTTACTTTGGCTCCATAAATCGAGAGGTCTTGAAACCATCTACGCTTACGTATTTCTAAACGTCTTTCGTATTCTCGTATGGCTGCTCTGTTACGAGCTTTCGCTGCACTGCTTGCAGCAAATCCACCAAGTATTGAACTAGCACCACTAAATACTGCTCCCCACACGGCAAAACTCTATAAAGGATAATTGATTGGGTCCATATTTTAGTTCCCTTAAAAACTTGAACCCTAGGAACTTCAGAAGTCTTAAATGTACTTTGTTTCGTTTATCAACAACGTTCCAAAGTAACGGCTCCTTACGACTTTCTACATAACGTTTTGCTTCTTTAGCAAATGTATGTGGATACTTAAGGATGGCTGGTGTACAGAGCATCCAGATCTGCCCTTTACTATTGACTCCAGCTAATCCAGCTAACTCACCATTCGGTACTTTGAAATAAACCGAGTCGCTATTATTAATTGCAATAACCACTCCATTTTCAGGATCATGTCCATGACCCTCGACTAATTCCGAACGATCTTCTGGTAACAAATTAGAAGCCACTCCTAGAGCAGCTTCCAATGTTGCAGGGTAGATGTATTTAGACACGTTTATAATTTCTATTATTTAAATCTCCTTCCCAGTTGTAAGAAACAATGGTTGCAGGAGCTGGGTGTTTTGATTTAAGTTTGACAGTCAGCGTTTTATTACGTTCATAGCAAGGTACTGCTTCTTCACTTTTATCTAAGAAAGTTAAAGTGTTTGCAACGATAGTATTAGCATCATTAACTTCTCTTTCTTCTGTATAAGTTGGTTTACCTAATCTCTCTATTTCAATCGTATAAACACCAACGTTACCAAAACTAAATTTTAATCTATGTATTATTAAGTCTGCTCTAGTATCAGCTCTCCAAGCTTCGCCTACTTGTGTTTTGTAGTAGATAGTTGGTAGCTCTATTTTCATCTCAAATAGATAGCCAATAATAAATGTTTCACTTGACCAGTCTCCAGAGAAAGAAACATTTGATCCGGCAATAGTTCCAATAGCATATCTTCCTAAGTTGGTTCCACTATCCGTATCAAAAGCAACTATGGTTGCAGACGTATTTGTAAAACCATTAGGTAAAGGAATAGTTGTTTTATTCTGTGTTGCATTAAAAGTATTAGCAGCCGCAGTAACACTTTTACTGTGATCTAAATGTATCGGGTAATCTGCGTCATCAGTAACATAATGACCTTGGTCATCTAACTTAACTGAATATCGTAATAACTGATCTTTACTTCCATTCTTAACTACTACAAATAATGCATCATCAAGCATACAGTGATATCTAATTGTTCCAGTAACTGTCCATGTAAACCAAGCTTCCATTGCTCGCTTGTTACCTAAATTAAAATATCGATAACCATATATTGTAGAATTATTTTCTTCACTAAAAAAGATTAAACTATTTTCTCTTGAATTAGAAATTATTTTTAAATCTCTAGCAAATAACTGAGAAACAACTTTACTCTGTTCAACAACAGTCGGTTCATTTCGTCTACTAAGATTAGCCATTTCAAAGAATCGACTGTATTTATTAGCGTTATCTAAGAAACCAACTGTGGTACCTAATGAAATCGGATTAGTCTTATGATTAAAATTATACGAAGCTAATGCATTAAGTTTGATAGTCGTTGGACTTAAAATATCACTATCCGTTGTTACTAGAAATTGCTGGTTTTTTGTAAATATCAGTAATCCTTCATTAACCTGAATGCCGTCATAAACAATAGCTGGGTAGTTAGAACTACAGGAAACATCAATGACATCTATATTTGAAAATGTCGTTGCAGTCTTGTACCAAAAATTAAAAAAGCTCCCGGGACGGGACATGATTATATTTTCATTACTCAGCATTACTAATCTATTTCTATAGAAAAGCATTTTATTAATTGTCTTTCCTACAAAGGATGCTCTTGGGTTAGTAGAGTTAGCTGCTGTATCTCCGCATTGAGCTAGATCATAGTCAACTTGAGAAACTGTAAAAGTACCATTAGCTTCACGAACTAATTTAATTGGCATAGTACTTTTGTCGTACTCAATTTCAGTTCCGGGTTTAGGACATTCTTCCCAAACACCATCTCCATCTCGATTATTAACACCTATAAACTTCACATAATAATCGTCTTCTTCAGTTTGATTACTATTGGAGATATTAATTACCATCCCATGTTTACAGTTTTTTGGTAAATCTTCTACCGTCAGAATCTTTCCAGACACAACATTCATTAGTTGAGAATTAGGAGCTGTAGCATTGAAACTTCCAGAGGATCTAGTGATGTATAAACCATTTCCTATCTGTTGAACATTGGCACTTGTAAAATTACCAGTTGCAATAATTGCAGTTCTAATATCTCCCAGTATTGATTCGGCAGTAACCGTTGTCCTAGTTTCAAATGATGTTGGTTTAGGTCGGATTAAACCTAGGTTTGCTTGAACTTGAGATGTACTTGTAGCTTCTACTTTTACTTTGTAGTAGGCATCTTTCATATATACATAGAAGTAATCTCCAGTCTGCCAACCTTCACCTCCATATAAAAGATCATTAGTAGTTGTATATCTAGCTCTATATTCAACGTTACTTCCTTCCCCAACTGGGTTGGATTGACCAGTACAAGTAATCCTAAAATATAAATTTGATCTACCAGTCTGTCCTGATTGGTTAGATGAATTATAAATATTTACTTGATACGAAAAATCAGTACCATTCATAGTTGATACTGCTTCTTCATCTACTAAAGTTCCACCGCTGGATATATCAAAAACTCTTGTACCAACGTTAGGAGCAACATCATCGTCATTAGGAGATTGAGTACTAGCATCACATCTGGTTACATTGTTAACTCTGGCGGTATGACTAGCGATTGTCCCATCAGTATTACAGTAGTTATTACTTGATCTGACTTGATCTACACTTATTCTTGTAACCGTAGAAACGGATTGCATAGTTGTATTATCAAATAGATTTAAAGCATACTGACTGGCATATTTAATTTGATCTAATTCTAAGAAGACTTCAGGTGGTCTTACTGGCTCAATAGTTGAAGACATTGCAACAGTCTTTGTTCTATTAGTAATAAAAGTAAAGTCGTTTACAGTCAGAGTCTGTATATCTTCATCATTGCTATGAGTTAAATATGAAGTAAGTTGAGACGCAACAGAAGTGGTGTAATTCACGGTCATCTCTGAACCGTCACTACACTTCCACATATTGATATCACCAGTTCTACTTATCTGTCCAATATATTGTTCATCTTCATCTCTGTAGTAATGAAACCATCTACCATTAGCAACAGTATTATTTGTTCCATCACTTAAGGAAGCTATTAACTTTCCACCGGGGCGTTTCATTAGACCATGTGTTATGTCAGGTAATACATTGTCTGCAACATTAACTTGCCCCGGAACTTTTAATTCATCTGCTTGTTGGGAAACTCCCCCTGTTAATGTCGATACTAATTGAGTAACACTTGCCATTATCTAATCAATGATTTGTAAGGTTGATATGATCTATAAGATGTTTCATGCGGCCAGCCCATAAAGGAATGGTCCCCTTGATTGCACTCATATTCCAAGACGGCTGCTCTTGTGATTCCTTCTTGTTGTTGTAAAAGTCCTACTAATTCTCTGTTGGCAACTAATTGAGTTGCAGCTCTAGTTGATGCTTTAGCAATTATGTACCGCTGGAAGACAGAAGGAATGTCTTCAAAGGTATATAAATAAACAACATCAAGTTCAAGGTCAGTTGTAAAAACATCAGTATGATGAACTTTGTCGTAAAGTCTTCCATTACGTTTGACAAGATCCATTTGTCTATCAGCTTGACCATCATTCAAGTCATAACGTAAGTAGCTTGTAGGGATTTTTATATAGCCAGTACCAGTTTCAGGAGATACTTTAACGTGATATTCACTATTAAAGTGCCAGCCCTCATTTAAACAATCTTTAATTGATTCCTCAAATATGTTGTATATAAATGCTGTTTCTGGATTTGTAAAATTTAAAGTTGTAAGTGGTGATTGACCTATGGCACCCAAAATAGAATTGACTGCGGATAGTTCGGTATCGGTTGCAATAGTTGAAGTAGCCATAAAAAAAAGGGGACCCGAAGGTCCCGTATAAGTGTATAAATTAGAACGCAGAAGGAGCTGATGCACCTACATATAGTTCAACAGCAGCAGCTGGATTTAAGTAGTCTGCTCCCATAGCGAGTCTTCCTAAGATTACGTCGCCTTGGTAAACAACAGACACATCTCCAGATGTTACCTGTACTTGAGGACCAATTGCCTCTACAACTCCAGCAGCTTCTTTCTGGAAAATCAAACCACAAGACTTAGCTGTTACTTCAGCAGCAGTACCGTAGTCATTGTTGATTCCTGTTGTAGCGCCTGAAGCGTTTTCAAGAGCAGGACCAACATGAGATCCAAGATTGCTTGGAGCTGTTTTACCTGTAGTACCACCGAAAGCTGTACCGTACTTGCCAAGGAATGGAATATTCATTGACTTGTAGATCTTGATTCCAGCGATTTCTACAACACCATTACCACCTTGTAATGCAGAACCTTGAACGTCTCTGTTTACAAGACCGTTGTTTCCTACATCAGTAATCAAAGAGTAGTATTGGCGTGGATTTAGAACAGCGCATCTACCTTGAGAGCTGACTCCTTTTTCGTCGAGTGCAGCAGCAGCATCGTAGAAAGCTGTTACTAGATTTCCAGCATTGAAAGCATCAGAATCATTAGTTGTTGCACCAACTCTGATCTGTGTTCCGCCGGGTTCTACAAAGTTAGTCTTTGTAATTGGAGAAGCAGCTCTAGCTCCACGTGTGATTGCACGGAAGATAAGTCTGTCATACTTCTCAGCTAATGCGTATCCAATCTTCTTGGATATCTCTCCTCTAAGCTCGAAGTGTGCAAGAGTTTCGTCTAGCTCGTAGACAAATGCACTGGAGATTAGTAGGTCGTCAACAGTAATTGTTTTTTCTGCGACTGGAGGTGCGCCGTCACTGTTACCTAAAATTGAATTTCCGGGAGTATGGACACGAAATTCCTTACTTTAATAAGGCGTAGACTATATCATCTCCCATTAAGGGAGTCGGACGCTATTCATGTATTACGGAACAAGCGTGTTCCACCATGTAGTCGTTGCACCTTTCTCTCACGCTTGAGAGACTTGGCTCAGGATTGCCATATCTTTCGACTTAGGTTTCCCTGAATTCATCCGATTTGCTATATGCATTACTGCATAAAGGAGCTACCAGTTAACTCAGCAGTTGTTCTACCTGTGTAGATAAACTGAAGACTCTTTCCATTCTTAAGTGTTCTCTTCATCACCATGTCACGAGCGATTGTCTCGTGCTGGAATCCTTTGAACATTTCTCCACTGAACAATTTAAGGTAAAGTGCTCTAGCGTCACCTGTTGAGTTTGACTGACCTTGGCGTGTTAGCGAGGTAGTCAAATCTGAACTCTGATGAGCCATGATTTTTTCTTAAAATGTAAGGGTATATTGCTTGTCTCTTTACGTAAAAAGTTGTGAGTCTTACTTGGACTCATTGATATTTGTGGTCTATCCCACCGTCTAGACGGCTAATTGGTATCCGCGTACGGGCAAAAAGCCAAATTGAATAGGGAGGACTTGCACCTCCCAGATCGCTTAACCGATTATTCTTGTGTAAGCAACGCCACGATATACGAAAGTAACTTTCATGGTTATCTCCATATACTAAGC